TGGGTATAGGTCAGAATTTCATTCATGTGGACTGTGACCCTAGCAAAGCGGGCAACGTTTCTTGGTTGTATTGAATTGCGTACCTTGGTTCTATGATTGATTTCATCTCAGAAAACTGGATTGCCCTCACGATTGGCCTGATGGCGTTCATTAAGATTATCGTGAACCTAACTCCAACGGATGCTGACAACGCCGTATTTGGTTATTTCGATATCCTTATCACTGCTATTACTGGCGACCGCCGTAAGAAGAAGTAAGATGGCTAAGATTAGCAATCAAAACGTATACCCACCAACGACGCCTACTGTTGAGGACTTGCTCATTGGTACCAACGTTGAGGACGCTAACGCGACTGTAAATTTTACGGTTCAAAGCATTGTTGACTTAGCTAACGGAAGCGGTATTGTTCCAGACCTTCAGGCGGTATTGAACTCTGGAGACACGGCCACGGAGGACATCAACCTTACTGGAGACATTACGTCCAGTACGGTTACTTCCCCTACGATTACGTCTACCTCTTTAATTTCCGGGAATATTATTCAGTCTTCGGGCGGAATTATTTTGTCTTCCGGAACTTTTACTTCTGGTGGAAGCAATGGATTTCAAGGGCAGACACTGATATCTAATGGAGGAATTAGTCCCTCTTGGGAGGACCTCGTGTTTAAGGTTCAGGTGGAGTTGACTCCGGCCCAAATGTTGACGCTGGATACCACTCCCGTACAGATTGTGGCGGCTCCGGGTCTGCTTAGAAGCATTCAAGTAATGTCTGCTGCCTTCCGCCTTTCTTTTAATAGTGTTCAGTATGATTTCCCAGACTTAATTAAGTTGGGAACATACATTGGTGTTTCTGAAGAGGGTCAGTTCACCCTTAACCCGGGCTCTATTAATGCTAATGGTGATGGGTATTTCTGCATGAATCAACTCATGACAGATAACGCTCGTATTTCTGAAAACACTGCGCTCTCTATTTACACGGATAGTCCTCCGGCTACAACAAATGGTAACAGCAATTGCTTTTTGCAGATAATGTACCGTATTGTTACACTGTGAGAGACATACGCAAAGTTTGTATCGGTCCTGACTACAAGGACTCGATGTGTTACATAGTGGGGCAGTCCGTTCTTGGAAGCTCCCACTCTGTGCATTTAATTAAATACAGTGATGAGACGGGGAGTGTCCTTATCTACATCCAACAGGAGGACATCGTGGTGCTTTGGAAAGAGTTCAGCGCCAACATGCCTATTTCAATAGAATACAATATTAACTTTTGAGAGCAGTCAATCAGTTTATCGTAAAGGGACAGAGATACAACAACACTAAAGGCGACCTCATCGTAAACTCGAATGAGGAAGACCACCGCTTCTCTAATCGTGAGGGCGAGGTAATTGCTTTACCGTTGGAGTATCAGGGACCTATCGCCATTGGGGACACCCTACTGGTGCATCACAACGTATTCAAGTTCTACAACGACATTAAGGGTCGGCAGCAGAGTGGCCGCAGTTTCTTTCGTGAGGACCAGTTCTTTGTGGACTTCGACCAGTTCTATATGTATCGCGCTCCGGGTGGCGGATGGATTCCCCAAGGTCGATATTGCTTTGTAGAGCCCGTACCCCCAGAAGATTCAACCATCTTCAAGCCAACAACTGAAGAACCATTGGTTGGGATAATGCGGTATCCAAATGACTATCTTAAGGGTCAAGGAATTGAGTCTGGTGATGCAGTGACTTTCTGTCCGGAGAGTGAGTATGAGTTTTCTGTGGACGGGGAGAAGTTGTACCGGATGTTCGACCATCAAATAACATGCAAGATTCAAAGAAGCTAAAGCAGAGCATCATCGCAGCGGGGAGGGTAGCTGTTGAGCAACTGATTAAGGTGGCTCAAGAGGATATCCTAAAGCCTAGCGAAGACGATGAGCTTGCGGCGGACAGGTTGAAGAATGCGGCGGCCACTAAGAAGCTCGCCATCTTCGACGCCTTTGAAATCTTGAACCGCATCGACTCGGAAGAGGAGGCGCTGGAGTTGGCTTCGGGCACCGCCAAGACAAAAAGCAAGGTGGGTTTTGCAGAGCGAAGGTCAAGATAAACTGTACCGCCCCGCAGAGGGTTTGGTTACAAAGTCCGTTGTTTCCAACAAGAACCGCGCTAAGACGTGGCTCTATGGGTACAATGAGAAGTACGATATGGTGGTCATTTCCAAGTCTGGACAGATTGGTAGCATCATTAACATCAACGGATTAAACATCGCTCTCCCACCGGCTCCTAAGGACTTGAATAGGGACACTGACAAGTGGGTGCGCAAAGAGTTTCCGCGTGCCCTAAGCCGCGTCCAGAACATCTTCCAATGGAACGATATGCCCAAGGGCTTTAAGGCTGACTGGGTAGACTATATCGAGAGTGAGTTCGACCGTAGGGATGAAGGCCACTGGTTCTACAATAACGGCAAGGCGACGTACGTTACGGGGGCCCACTATATGTACTTGCAATGGACGAGTATCGACGTAGGTTATCCTGATTTCCGTGAGGCGAACCGAGTCTTCTTTATTTTCTGGGAGGCGTGCAAAGCTGACAACCGATGCTTTGGTATGATGTATCTCAAGATTCGTCGTTCCGGATTTTCCTTTATGGGCTCCTCGGAGTGTGTCAACACTGGCACCTTGGCTAAAGACTCACGGGTAGGCATCCTATCTAAGACCGGTTCTGACGCCAAGAAGATGTTCACCGATAAGGTAGTCCCCATCGCCAATAGGCTTCCGTTCTTCTTCAAGCCAATACAAGATGGTATGGACAAACCGAAGACGGAGCTTGCGTTCCGTATTCCTGCGTCTAAGATTACGAAGAAGAATATGTACGATGTGGAGGACGAAGAGATTTTCGGACTGGACACCACCATCGACTGGAAGAATACGGACGACAACTCCTACGACGGAGAGAAACTAATCCTACTGGTCCACGACGAGAGCGGGAAGTGGGTCAAGCCAAACAACATCCTAAACAATTGGAGGGTAACCAAGACCTGCCTACGATTGGGAAGTAAGATTATCGGAAAGTGCTTGATGGGTTCCACCTCGAATGCATTGGCTAAGGGTGGTTCAAACTTCAAGAAGCTCTACGAAGACTCTGACCCTACGTCACGTAACGCCAACGGCCAGACTAAGAGTGGGATGTACTCCCTGTTCATTCCTATGGAATACAATATGGAGGGGTTCATAGACCAGTACGGTCATCCCGTTTTCACTACTCAGGAGAAACCGGTACGTGGTGTTGATGGGGAGATGATTCGCGGCGGTGCCATCGATTACTGGAGTGCTGAGGTAGACAGCCTAAAGAGCGACCCTGACGCGCTTAATGAATTCTATCGGCAGTTCCCTCGTACTGAGTCCCACGCGTTTCGTGACGAGAGCAAGCAAAGCCTATTCAACCTCACTAAAATCTATCAGCAGATAGACTATGCGGACAGCTTGGTTAAGGAGCACTACCTCACGCGCGGGTCTTTCAGTTGGGAGAACGGTATTAAAGATAGCCGGGTGATATTTAGGCCCGATAAGCGGGGTAGGTTTAATGTGTCTTGGACACCCAACAAGGGTCAACAGAACAGAATTATAGAAAAGCGTGGAATTAAGTATGCTGGTAATGAGCACCTTGGCTCATTTGGATGTGACTCTTACGACATTAGTGGTACTGTGGGCGGCGGCGGTTCTAATGGTGCTCTTCACGGAATGACGAAGTTCCATATGGACGACGCGCCTACCAACGAGTTCTTCTTAGAGTATGTGGCTAGGCCGCAGACGGCTGAGATATTCTTCGAGGAGGTATTGATGGCGTGTGTATTCTATGGTATGCCCATCCTTATTGAGAACAACAAGCCACGGCTGCTCTACCATTTTAAGAACCGGGGGTACCGTGGGTTCTGCATGAACCGTCCGGACAAGAGCTTCAACAAACTAAGTAAAACTGAGCGGGAGCTAGGTGGCATACCAAACAGTTCTGAAGATGTTAAGCAAGCTCATGCCGCCGCTATCGAAAGCTATATCGAAAAGCACCTCGGCGTAGACATGGACGGAACGTACAGAGATGTCGGGGAGATGGGTAGCATGCCCTTTCTCAGGACGCTAGAGGATTGGGCGAGGTTTGATATTAGTAACCGTACTGCTTTTGACGCTACAATCAGTAGTGGATTGGCGGTTATGGCGAACCAAAAACACCTCTATATACCTGAGCAGAAGAAGAGTTCTATAAGCATTAACTTGCCGAGATACAATAACCGTGGTTCACGTAGTGAAAGATTGGACTAAATGAAGGACGTCAAGGTAAATATCTCCGCTGCTGGGTTTCCAAGTCAGTTCGCTTCTGACTCGGAGAAGGCAAGTGATGAGTACGGCTTGATGGTCGGGCAAGCTATTCAGTACGAGTGGTTTAAAAGAGACGGGAACCAATGCAGGTTCTACAGTCAATGGAGAGAGTTCAACCGCCTGCGTCTTTACGCTCGTGGTGAGCAGAGTATTGCCAAGTATAAGAACGAGCTCGCTGTTGACGGCGACCTTTCGTATTTGAATTTAGACTGGACTCCAGTTCCTATCCTTCCTAAGTTTATTGACATCGTAGTCAACGGCTTGTCTGAGCGTGTGTTCAAGGTCAAGGCTTACGCTCAAGACGCGCTGTCTCAGGCCAAGCGCAGTAAGTATCAGGATATTATTGAGGGGCAGATGGTAGCCAAGCCCGTCTTGGAAATCATTCAGGAGAAGACTGGTGTAGACCCGTTCACTATGAACCCCGAGGACTTGCCGAATAGCGACGAGGAACTGAAGGTGTACATGCAGCTTAACTACAAGCCTGCTATTGAGATTGCTGAAGAAGAGGCCATCAATACTATTCTTGAGGAGAACCACTATACAGATACGCGCAAGCGTCTCGACTACGACCTTGCTGTTCTAGGTCTTAGTGTGGCTAAGCACGAGTTCCTTCCCGGAGCGGGCGTTCAGGTGTCTTACGTAGACCCTGCCAATGTAGTGTATAGCTACACCGAGGACCCGTACTTTAAAGACTGTTTCTATTGGGGCGAGATTAAGACCCTTGGAATCACTGAGCTTATGAAGATTGACCCCAGCCTCACCAATGAGGATTTGGAGGAAATCAGTAAGTCCAGCCAAAGCTGGTACGATTATTACAATGTGGCGCAGATGTATGAGAACGATATATTCTATCGTGATACGGCTACGTTGATGTACTTCAACTACAAGACGACCAAGAAGATTGTCTACAAGCGTAAGAAGCTTGAGGCCGACGGTGCTCGCGTTATTGAAAAGGACGACCAGTTCAATCCTCCCGAAGAGATGATGGAGGAAGGCGATTACGAAAAGGTTGAGAAGACCATCGACGTATGGTACGATGGGGTAATGGTTATGGGAACCAACATCCTACTCAAGTGGGAGGTAGCGCACAACATGGTCCGTCCGAAGTCCGCTAGTCAGCATGCGTTGCCTAACTATGTGGCTACGGCACCGCGCATGTACAAGGGTGTCATTGAGTCTCTGACTCGTCGTATGATTCCTTTCGCCGACCTCATTCAGATTACCCACCTTAAGCTCCAGCAGGTTATTTCTCGCACCGTTCCCGACGGAGTGTATATCGATGCTGATGGACTTAGTGAGGTAGACCTTGGTACGGGTAATGCCTATA